CGCCGGTTTCATCGGGGCCCAGCCAGTTGCCTTGATCCCAGCCGAGGCCGACGGTGTCGAACGAGAAGAAGACGCCCGTCAGAGGTATCGCCAACTCGCGGGAAATCCCAATCCAGAGCCCCACCGCATCGAGCTGCGAGCCGACCGCCAGGTCGAGGTCGTACTTGAGGAACATCTCGGCGTAGAGGTTCTGCAGGTCCACATACGGCTGGCAAGCCTCCGCTACCATCTGCCGGAATAGCGGCTGGTTTGCATGCTCAGAGGTGATGCGCGCGAGGTATTGGTCGACCGTCACCATTAGGTCACGACCGAAACGTTCGCGAGAAGCCCGACGGCGGCCGCGTTGAATGCGATCGAGATGTCCGCCGAGGAACCGGGCGACGGGGCAGTCCCGATATACAGGGAGGTGATGACGAAGGTCTGCTGCTGAGGCGTGCCGGGGAGACCGGCCTCCGCGACGAGCCAGGCGTCATAGACGTCCTCGCCGATCGCAAGCTCGTTGATGAAGTTGACGATGGCAGCCTGAATAAGCGGCTCCGTCGAACCCACCCAGCCGGGCAGGACAGTAACGTTGACGATGGCATAAATCTCGACCTGCGCCAGCTCGAAGAAGTTGATGGTGATGGGCAGCCCAGACGGGTCAGCAATCGTCTCTGAAGTCGTGCCGTAGGTTCCACACCCTTGGTCCTTCTCGAGAAGAATAGCGGTGGCGATGGCCGTGGCGTCGCCACCCTGCACGACGGCGCAGATCGAATGGCTGGGGATGCCGTTGCTGTCCGTGGTGGCGCTGTCGTTCTCGTACACCAAGGAGCGAACCACGCCGGGGATGTCAGCCACCGCGCCCATGATCGCGCCGATGGAGGTCTGCGATGGGATGGCCGTCGAGATAGTCTGGCGCTGGCGGACGGCCCCATCGGTTTCGGTGGAGGATCCGATATCGGAAGCAGCCGGATTCGTGATCGTGTCCCACCCGAGCTGCGGGGTGTAGATGGTAGTGATCGTGTTCGGCGGGGCGACAATGGCTCCGACGGCGGCGCATGTCACGGTCACGGGTATGGTTCCGGACGACGGAATCAGCACGGACGCGGGCAGGTTCCAAAGATTCGGCGGGGTCGCAGTGTCCTGCGCTTGGCCGTTGACGATGGTGAAGCCAGGCGCGCCCACAACATTGCAGATGGCGGTGCTGTTGGTTCCAGCTTCGCGGGCCATGCCGTTTATCTTGATGGCGGTGTCGAGCTGGACGCCCACGGCCGTCTGAGGGCTGTAGGCATTGAAGGCGGCGACGGCGGCGACGTTCGAATCGTAGATCGCTTGAGCTTCGATCGCCAGGAGCTGATAGTCCTGCGTGCCGGTGGCGAGATACACGTCATCACCCCAAATGCTCTGATAGGTCGCGATCTTCGAGTTGATGATGTCCTGAAGAGCGGGGATCGTGATGCCGGTGGGTGTGATGGTGGGACCGAGGGTCGCCAGTGGGTAGGTCATTGGGCCCCCGTTGGAAGTGAGGTGACGATGCTGGTGACGCCGTAGATCGTGTTGACCTCTGCGGCGATGACGAGGGTGCGGGTGGTCTTATTCAGGCTGCTCGTGTAGGCGACGATCCCATTGACGGGAGTCACGCCTTCCACGCTGAGGATGACGCCCTGAATAAGCTGATCGTATAGGCCTTGGGTTCCATAGCCCAGTACCTCGGAGAACCATGGGACGCCCTGCGTGGTGTCGAGGAACCACTCCCCCAAAAGCAGCTTTAGCGTGGTCATGATCGCCTGCCCGACCGCCGCCGGGCTGTCGACCAGATAATTCTGACCATTGACCCCGAAGGTAAAATCTCCGGTCGCTGATTGGGCACGGTAGCGCATAGTCACATCCTAGCTTGCCCTGCAAGCCGCTATGGGGTATGGCCGTTGAGGGTGCCGGTGATGAGCACGTTTCCGGTGATGGTGAGTAGGCCCGAGCTGGGGAGAACGATGTCAACCACCCCGACAGGTCCGATCCCGATATACGTTGTGCCATCGTCGCTCCTCATCTGGACTTGGGTGGTGCTGACCGCCGTGAGCAGGTTTACTTGGCTGCGCGGTCCGACGAAGAGGAAGCCGTCATCCCAGGAGAAAATCCGGAACTCGATCGGGTCTTGGAGACCGCCGGCGCGCCACCAAAGATCGATCGCGCGCGAGGAGAAGACGCAAATGCCCTCATCGCCGGGCGCGATGGGGTAGGTCGTAGTGAAGCCACCGCCAGACTGGAAGAGGACCGGCACGTTCACCAGGAGCCGAGGCTGCACCATCATGTACGTCCCGTCCGGCAGGGGGACGCGAACGCGGATGTTGGGCTGGCAGGTAGCCGTCATCTTGATGGGGTCGAACGTCACCACGTCCACCGGGCAGCAGGTTTGGAGGGCGAGCAGTTCCGCCCGGATCATGGCTTTGATGCTGGCTTCGAGGTCGTTTGCGCGTTCTAGCTGGCTCATTGCGGACTCACCTGCTGTCCCGCCGGGGCGGAAGGGTTGATCGAGAGGGCGGTGATGTCGGTGTACCACTCCTGCCCGCGGCTATCGCCCGAATGCTCTGCGACGGCCACGCGGTAGAGATTGGATCCGGATTGGACCTGCGCGACATTCGTGAAGGAGTTTTGGGTGTTGGGGAGCAGAATGATCCCGGAGCCGGCCGGACTCGTCCCCTTCGCCGCGAGAGTCTGGGTGATGAGGTCGGGAGCGAGCTGGATGGCCGTTCCGATCTTGACAGCGCCGTTCATCAGGCAGCGGCACTCCACTCCGTCGATCGTGAACTCGGGGATTCCGATGAGGCCAGTCGAAGGGCTGAGGACGACTGCGGTGCCAGGCAGATACCCGGTGGTGCTGACGAACTTCAGAACGCCGTTCTCGACGTACCAGTGGCTGCCAGCGGCGTTCGCTGTAGCCGCCACCTGATCGAGATACACCCGCGCCAGGCCGAACAGCACCTTGCCCCTCGGAAACGCGCCGCCGAAGCTCTGCAGATCGAGAGCGGACTTGTCTACGGTCACGCCCATCGCATCCGCGCATGCCGAGACGACCTGCTGCGGCGTGGCGCCGGCCTCGAGCGTCTGGTTGACGTTGCCGTAGTTGAAGCCGAAGTCGTTGTCCCCGGCAGTGATCTCCAAAAAGCGGTCGGTGCCGCTCTCCTTCCCCTTCTTGAAGTACTTGATGTCTCCGCTGAAAATCTGATTGAGGCCCGTTCCGACGTAGCCCACCTGCAGCTTGATCGAGGTGTACTGCTGAACCACCTTGTTCACGGTCTGGGGGCTGAGGTTGTAGATGCGGACGATGAGGGTGTTCGGCGTCGAAACCTCCGACTGCTTCACCTCGAAGCGGAAGCGCAGGGCGCTAAGGTCCGTCGTCTCCACTTGATTACCCACAAGCAGCGAGGCGATGCGGCCGAATTGGACTCCGGTCTGGCTCATTGGGCGAAGGGGATGAAGTAGAGGTTCACGGACTGGCCGAGATTCTCGAAGGTGGGAGCCACCAGGGGATCGGCGCCGCCCGATTGGAGGAAGAGCGATCCGCCAATGCCGAGGTAGCCGAGCTGGCCGAGAAGGTCGACGCCTGTGACCATATTGAGCCCGCCGACAATGGTGTTCGCGCTCGTGTCGAGAATGTCCAGCACCCAGCACTGGGCAGCCTTGCTCCAGTAGATGTTGAGCTGGTAGGTGGTTGCGCCCAACTGCACAGAGAGCAGTTGCGGCAGGGCCAGGAGCGGGATCTCGTAGAAGTTCATGGGGTCACCTCGGACTCTGGGAAGGGGAACCGTTCGGCGGCTGACTTCGTGAGGTCGTTCTGGAATGACGGGACGCTGGGCGGGGACGCCGGGGACGCCTGCACGGTGCCCACCTGCGTCGTGCCGAGGCCGGATTGCGGGTCCGCCACGTTCGCGGGATTGACCGAGGTGAGCTGGATCGTGGTCGTCGACACCAGATTGACATTCAGGCAGACGATCCGGACGATGAGCGAGTTCTCGGTGTTCGCGTCGGTCGTGGTGGCAATCGACTCGATGAGCATGTTCTGGTAGACCCGCTTGCCGGTGTAGATGGCGAAGGGGACGTGCGACGCTTTGAGGTCGAGGAGCTGCTGGTAGACCGCTTGGATGAAGTGCGGGTTCGCGAAGCTGCTTGGCGTCGTGTCGGTGACCTGCGCGCCCCCGCCGCTCGTGGTCGCATCCGCGTCCGGCTGGGAGAGATTTGCTGCCAAGAGGCTAATCGTCGCGGTGTTGAATTTCCCTACGTTCTGCGGGCTGCCAGAACTCCACCCATAGGTGAGGGTGACCTCGTTCGGCTCGTCGATGATGTTATCCGAGATTGTGGATCCGGACTCCACTGGCATACGGGTAATGGAAGACCGGTCTACGTGCGCCTCCTCGATGACACAATCGGCCGTCAGCGAGCCAAGAGCGCGCCGGGGGTCGAGAGACACCTTCTGGGCCGGAGGCGGGGTGCTGAAGATGCTTTGCGGTGTGGTCGTTAGGCTCATTATCCGGGTGCCCCTGCCGCGTTCCGCGCGAGGTCAGCGTTGACGTGCTTCTGAGTACGCATGACGGAGCGCCCAGTTGCTTCGGGGTCCGAGCCGCCGGTGACGTGGATGTCGGTCTTCTGGTTGATCGAGACGCCGCGCGCCATCTTTTCATCGCCCAGGCGACGGTTCAGGAGCGTGGTGCTGATGGCGTCCGAGCCGCCGGGGTGGAATCCCCCCTTGCCATCGTGGTATCCACCGTATAGCTCGAACGCTCGGGCAGCTCCGTCCAAGTCCCCAGCACGAAGCTTCCGTAGCAATATGTGGGCACCGGCCAGGTTGCCCGAGTTGAACTGGTAATCCGTGAGGGCATCGCGCCATCCCTGAGAGAGATTCAGACCCTTCGTGAGCTTGGAAACTACACCACCCGCCGCAGCCAGGTCGCTCTGGAACAATGCGTTTGCCTGCTCCGTCGTCAGGCTGCCGAAATGCTCCCCCGGCTTGAGCTTGTGGCCGTAGCCAATCGAAGCAGCGCCGCCCTCTAGAGAGCCGTACAACCGATGACGAAGCCCTTCCTTACTCTTCAGCCAGGAGACGAAACCCATGGCGGCCGTTCCTTCAGCTTGCCAGCCAGCCTTGCTCGTAGCCGCATGGAACACGCTCGCGACGCTGTGGGCCTCCCCGAACTTCTGCATCTTGTCCAGCGCGCCCGACTTCTTCAGCACCCAGGCGATGCCAAGGGCCGCCAGTACGCCCACGACGATGGGGACGACGAAGGGAATGACCGCCGCGCCGCCAGCGCCGCCCTCCGCCAGCTCGCCAGCGGCCGCTCCGCCGCGCAGTCCGATCGAGGTGCCGATCTTTCGCAGTCCCCAGCCCGTGACCTTCTTCGCCGCCCACCCGCCGCCCAACAGTCCAGCCAGGCCACCGAAGGCAGTGAGGTTCGGATGAGTCGTCATCACCCCCGCCACCACCGTCATCCCGCGCACCAGCTTGTCGACCAGAGGAAGGAACTTCGAGCCGATGATCTCCTTCAGAATGTCGACGTCATCTTCGAGGGTGTTGAGGTTGCGCTCGAACTCCACCGCCCGCTTGGCGTCGTCGTCCGGGTTCAGCCCGGCTTTCCGCATCCGGGCCTCGTGGGCCTTCTGCGCTTTGTCGTACTCGGGGAGGTTGTTGAGGACTTGGTTGGTGGTGTCCGAATCGAGGCCGAACTGCCCGGCTATCTGGAGGGCCATGTACCGCGGCATCTTGGCGATGCGGTGATAAAGGGCGCTCTGGGTGCGGGACGTATCCTGCCCCGGCTTGATGCCCAGACCGCCCAAGAGACCGTTCAGCCCGGGATTCGACCGGATTGCCCGCGCCATGTTCTGAAGGCCAGCCGCAGCCGCATCCCCGCTCACGCCGACCGCCCGCGCGGCGAACTCCACCGTCTGCAGGTTCCGGACGCTGGTGTTCATTTGCTGGCTGGCGTAGGCCATCTTAGAGAAGTTGTCAGCCATGCCGACGACGTACTTATCGACGGCGATGGAGACCAGCGCCACGCCCTCAGCGAAGCCGGCCAGCACCTTCTCGGTCTTCGCGATCGCCGTTTCCACGCGACGGAGCTGATTGTCGTCGACGTTGAAGCCGAGCTTGATCAGGTACTCTCGCAGAACGTTGGAGTTACTTGCCATTTAGACTCCTCGGCATCAGCCGGTCTTGATTCTCAGAGCGCACGTCGAGCGCGTCGTTCATGCGAGCAATATCTTCAAGTGTAAGCGTGCCGTCTAGCAGGGACTCGTAGCGACACATCCCCTCCATCACGGGCCTCAGAAGGAAGTCGGTGCCGTCTCGAAGGTGAGCTAGTTTGACGCTGGAGCCGCCGCCCTTTAGACCTTCGGCAGCTCTGTAGGAAAAAAACCGCCAAGGTTCTCCGTGAGGACGTTGAAAGTGAGCTGCAGCGTCGTCGGGAGATCGAGGTCCTGAATCATGGTGACGCCGTTCGTCCGGATCCTCGCCGGCCCGGTAGGCTGCACCACCCAGGCGACCTCAAGGCAGCGGTTGATCACGTACTCCGCGTCCTCGTCCTTCATCTCGTAGAGGGCTTCCGCTAGCTGGGGGAGCGACCGGATGAGCTTCTTCGCGGTTTCCTCCTCTGCTGTGGCAATCTCCTCAGCGGGTGCGTCCGGCTCTGGCTCTTTGCCACCGGTGAACAGTGGCAGGAGCGAGAGGAGCGAAGGACCAAGGCGACGGAGGACGTGCAACTGGGTAAACGTGGAAAGGCGGCCAATCTTATAGGCCGCCTTCCCGATGGTGATGTCTGTGAGTTCCATGCCCCCAGTATCGAGGGGGTGTCAAGCTGGATTACCCAACCGAAATGATTGCCCCACCCATGGTCAGGGTTGCGCGAATCGCATAGAACTCCCATTCGATGATGTTGGCGTCCTTCGCCCACAGGTTTGAGGGCTGCTTACCGAACGCCACACCAGAGGCGGTCATTGCGTCGCCGGTGACTGGATTCGACAGGGCCAGGGTGTTCTGACCCCAGAGAAGCGAAGAGGACGATTGCACCGCGAGTGCCTGCTGGAGCGCGGCATTCGTGGGGCTGGCCTTGAGGAAGCGCGCCATGATGCGAGCCGCCCGGTTCTGGATGAGGGAGTGCATGCCAGAGCCGTCCGCGCCGATGGTCATGCGCGTCCGCTCGTCGAGAGCTTCGAAGCTGATGCCCTCTTCCGCAGAGCCGGATCCGGTGCCGAGGACGATCGAGCAGGACGGCCCAAGGAGAAGCCCCTGCACATCTGCGAAAGAATAAGCTGCGAAAATCGGTTCCACGGGACTCTCCTTTTACGGCTGCAGCGTTACCAGCACGCTGGTGGTGTTGACTGCGCCAGCGCAATTACCTGCGATCTGGATGGGGACTCCGACGCGGGCTGCACGCGGAACCTGAGACTGGCTGGCAATCGGCGGCCCATAGATGTAGTAGCCATCCTCCATGTAGGGCTCGCCACCCACGGTGTTCGGCTGAAGCGTGCCGAAGGGAGCGCCGTACCAGTAGCCAGGCGCGAGGAAGCCGTTGGCGACGAATTGCTGGCAGACCTGCGCGTAATTCGTGATGAACTTGTGGGTGCCCGCGTCGTCCTGAGCAACCTTCGTCCCGGCGGTGGCGGCGGTGTAGAGGGTATTGAAGCCCGCAGCCTGAAGCGAGACGGCGAACACGTCGGCGCCGATCACTGTGTCCACGAAGTTGTTCGTGACGCAGGTCGTACCGGGGAAGAAGATCGGAACGCCGTTGTCGATCTGCGCGTAGACGTTGCAGTTCTTCGACTGAAGGATCGCGAGCTGACCGGACGTGATGTTCTCGGCCACGAGGGTCGGCATCGTCTGGTAGGCCAGCGAGATCATCGTATTGGTGCCCGAATAGTTGAGGTACAGGATGCGCGCGAGGGCGGAGATCACCCCGCAAGAGTTGGTCGAGGAGTAGCTGACCATGCTCTTGTTGCAGGAGGTCTTCGACATCGTGTACGCGAGGTCGGTGGTGGAGCTCGACAGAAGGCACGCCGGCTCCTGCGACGTCGCCCCATAGAAGTGCTTCCGAGTCGAACCGCTCTGGATGAAGCCTTGGACTGCGAGGTGGTCCGCATCTGCGGTGATGGCCGGGTTGGCGAACGCATACCACTGGCCGCCGAAGTTGGCGTCCATGCGGGTGGCGTTCTGGAGCGCCGTCTCGGCCGCAAGCCCAGCCGATGTGTACGCTCCGGGGAAGGAAGCCGCCAGGCCGAGCAGGGAGCTGATGTCCGTCTCGCCGCCGCCGGTCGGGGTTGTCGCGAAGCTGACCGCGCTGGCTGCGCCCGTCGTTTCGCTCGTCAGCTCGAAGCGGGAATACACCTGATTCCAGACCACCGTTGCAACTCCAGCGAGCGCCGTGGCGATGAGCGCCGCGATGCCCGGCAGCGTGACAGCGCCGGTGAAGTTGATACCCGTGTGCTGCGTGACCGCGCCGCCGTTGACGGCCAGCCCAAAGGCTCCGTTGGCGATGCCGGTGAAGTTCGAAAGAGCTTGCTGCGTGATGGAGAGGCCGCCGCCCAGGAGCTTCCCAGCCGTCGCGGATTCAGCCCAGCTCCCAATGAGGAGGCGGGGAGGAGTGGGAACCTGCGCGAAGTGGAGGAGGGCCGCCTGATACTCTAGGCCGCCGGTGCCCCAGTCACCAGCCACCGCCGCCGAGCTGGTATAGGTGCGGTAGCCCTGCGTCTGGTCGATCAGGGCGGTCGCGGTCACTACGAGGAGGTCGCTGGTGTCTTGACCCTGCCCGGCAGTCTGGGCCAGCGAGATCTGTACGTCGATTAGAGTGCTCTCGTCGATCATGAATCCTCCTCGGTGCTACTCGTGATGGTCAGAACGTTGGTTACGGGCGGGGTGATGACGGTGAGCTCCGCCGATGCCAGGTCGAGTACCCGATACCGTAAGCATATCGCGCGACGCAAGTGCATCCGGAAGTCCAACCTGCGAACCCATACCTGCTTGATCAGCTCCGACATCGGCTGAGGATCATCGACCGAAACGTAGCGGATGGAAGACTTTCCGAGCGCCTCCAGGTTCTGAGGAACCCGCACGTTGTTCCAGATCGAGGAGGCGGCCGTCTCGCAGAGCGGGCCGTAGATCGTGATGTCGACGCTGAACAGCTCGTTCGAATAGATGAAGTCGAACGCCGGTGCTGTGGTCTCGCCATTCCCGCCGAACTCGCTGGTGCCGAAGGGCTGGACTCCAAAGCCTCCGTCGCTGGCCTTGTCGCGAACGTGGTGCCTGAAGGCGTCCCAGTCCCGATTGCGGTTCTTCACCCAGAACGCCAGCCAGGTCGTGCTGGTGTCCGGCTGCTCCGGGATGGGGTTCTGGTACTTCGGGCGGACGAGCGTGTCGTCGAGGCCGGTCAGCCCCACGAAGAAGGGTTGGAGGACGTCTGCCAGGGCGTCATCGTCGAGGGGCGTCTCCTCCGAGAGAAGGTAGCCGCCGGTGCTGCTGTCGTTGATGGGGTTAGTAGCCATTCTTGCGCTCCAGCGGCAGATCCGCGACCTTCTGAGATGTGGCGGTGGCCTGAGTCCAGCCTTCGCCGAAGACGAGGTAATCCTCCACATCCGTCACCTGCAGCTCGAGTCCCCGCCACAGAACCACGTCCGCGATGATCCCGTTGGCTTGCTTGCGGAGAGCGCACTTGGCGATGACGGTGTAGGTGCTGGTGGCGGTCACGGCGTCTTCCGTCTGGCTCTGCCCGTTCTTCCCCCCGGCGGCGCACACAACCCCGCGGACGCCCTTGAGGGTGACGGAGGTGGACTTCGACCGGCCGCCAGGCGACATGACGAGCGTAGCGCGCACGACGTCGAAGGTGCTGGAGAGCATCGGGCTGTTGCCGACGACGGCGATGGGGTTCAATCCCGGCACTAGCTACCTGCCCTTCGGTTGCGCTTGACGTAGTTGGTGGCGTTCAAAAGCTGGCCGGTGTCGATGTAGCGGTTGGTCCGGGTTACGCCCCGGCGCTGGCGGGCGGCGATGGTGGAATCAGCCAGGGGCTTCCATGGCCCAGCGATGATCTTGTCCTTGATGCCGATGACCCCGGCCATGCCGGCGGCATCAAGGGCGGCTTCGAACCGCTCCTTATTGCCATCGAGGACAGCGGTGGCTCCAGCCTTCAGCGCGGCGATAATCTCCACCTTCTTCTCCTCAACACCGTCCTCCATGAAATTTCCGGGCGGAATGCCCTGTGCCGGAGACCCCTTATCTTGGATTGCTGCGAGCTGGGCGTTCGTGAGCCCATCCTCGTCGTCACGGTCAGTCGTACTCTCCGGATAGCCAACCAACACCTCCCGATCTCCGAGCGCCTTCAGCGCGGCCATGAAGTTCGGCAGCGTGTTTGTGTGAAGGACGACATGCGCGTGGATCGAGGGATTAGCCATTCCGCCAGCCCGGTCCGATCCCGACGATGCCGTTCAGAACGAACAGGCCACCACCGCCGTAGCCCTCGCCGTAGAAGCTGCCCGTGAACTGTATTGGGCCAGCGCCAAAGAAGGAGATCAAGCGCGCCAGGCGGATCCCATAGATGGTGAGGTTCCAGTGCGAGGCTCCAGCAACGGTCGCGGACGGGACGTCGTAGCTGACGGAGGTGGCCGCGCCAGATTCGCCGCTCACCACGCCGCGCGCCAGGCCGGGAAGGTCGCCGCCTCCCGCAGAGTAGGCCTCAAGAACGATGTTGTGGGCAACGTAGAGATCGATCGCGATCTTCCACTGATCTCCCCAGCGGCATTGATTGAGCATGCTGGTGGCGATATTGATCCAGAACTGGATCTGATCGTCCGGCCATGTTGCGGTGCTTGCGAAGACAGGGAAGTCCTCGCGAAAAGACCCGATGGTCACTGGCGGCGTTGTGGACATCGGGCCTCCTCGGCTACTTGGCTACAGGTGCGGTCTTGGCAGCTTCGCCAGGCTGGGTTTCGGCTGCGGGGATGACGGGCGGGATTGCGGGAATCGGCGCGCCCGCGATCTTCACCCCATTCAGCGCGAGGTACGGGTGGGTCGAGAGGGCGACTGGAACCTGATGCTCACCCGCAGGGAAGTCGATCGACCGCGTGTAGTCAACCGTGAGCAGCACGCGCTTGGGGAAGATCATCTTCACTGTGTCGCCGGCGTCAAGCACCGGAGTATCGGGAACCTCAGCAGCCGTCGACTTTCCGACAGTCGCGGGGTCGATGGCATTCTCGGCGTTGAAGTCCGCGGCTACCAGGCGCAGAGCAGCCTGAAGGTTGCCGTAGGCGACGTTGAGGACTTCCTCCGGCTCTCCGGGCTTGTAATCGACGTAGGCCGCGTTGGCGAGGTCTACCGCACCCTGCAACCCTGCCTTGGACTTCTCGGGGATGTCGGTGCCCTTGAGCTGCTTCTCGACCGACGTGATGAGCAGTTCGAGCTGCGCTTTGGCTTGGCCGGGCTGAGGACCGGCGGAAGGTGACGGGATCAACGGCTGGTCGATCTGACCATGATCCGTCACCACGGGCTTCGATCCAGTTGCGACCGGAGCAGGGGCATTGGGAAGTTGTGCGACGATTACAGGGGTATTGGACATGCGGACATCCTCTCACGAAAGGCAGCGCATAAAGCGTCATCTCTCGCAAGAATACCAGCCGAGGTCAAGCCTTAGCCTCCCTGACGCGCCGCGCAACCTGACCCGCCTTCATCTTCAATCGTGTCTCTTCTGATACCGCATGCCCCTTTAGCGCGGCCGACACTTTCGCGCGCGACTCGGCGGATTTATTACGAAGAGTCAACGATGCCACAATCTTCGCTTTCGTATCTGGGGATAGGACGTGACCCACCTTCACATGATGACGCCCTTCCGCGACCCGCCGTAAAGCTGCCTCCTTCATCTTCTGCCTCGTCTCGGGGCTCTTCGGTTTGCCCTTGTTTAGATTGCCATAAGTATTCCCTTTTAGCCGGTCGGACATCCCAGCAGGAACGCGGCCTCTGATCTTTGCACCAATCTTCGCTTTCGTCTCTTCGGAGTGCGGGATTCCGGCGCGGCGCGCGTTGCCAACAAGCCCGGCGCTGATTTTAGCCGAAATTCTATCGCGCAACTCTTGGGTCATATCCCGCTGGCCGTCGCCGCCTGCCGTTTGATTTACGAGAGGGCCAAGAGGTTCTCGACCAATCTCCGCAATCGTTCTGATCTCTAGAGCCACGGCCTCATCCCTCGTTAGGCCTTCAGCCAGCTTTACCTTGGGAATCGACACGCCGCTTTCCAGCATCCCGCGAATGATTCGGCTCCGGTGGCTATCGCGCTCCTTGCTTTTGCAAGACCGCTCGTGATCGAGCCAGCGATTGCCCTTGCCAAACCCGACATAGAAAGGCGTGCCGTCTTCACGACTCAAGATATAGACATAGTAGATGTTTGCGGACATAAAAATGGAGCCTCCTAAGGAGACTCCATTCTAACAGATTTCTATTATAACTAACCACTACAACCCATCAAAGTAGCCGACCGTTTCTGGGTAAGGCATCTCGACAACGCCGAGCTTGCAGTAGTAGGTCGTGAGGTGATAAAGCCCACGATACTCGACCGGGGTGCGCTGCAGCATGGTCTTGGGGAAGCGCACGAACCGCTTGTCCTTGGTGTAGACCGTTGCGCGGTCCACAGTGCCGGTCGTGCCGATCGTGCCGCCGACGCCTGCGCCAACTGCCCACTTGGTGGAGCGGATGGAGAGCCGTCCCTTGCCGTCCGCGGTGAGGAGGTTGTTCTCCTCGATATACCGCTTGATCGACATAAGGCCAGAAGCCGTCGCCACCTTCGCCGTCGCGATGTAGCCGTACTGCGCGGGCGGGATGAGGATGTCGGTCGGGATGACTGCCCAGGCGGAAGCGGCCCAAACGGTCGTCAGCATGAAATTGAAGTCGTTCAGGATCTCGTCGGGGGACTTGCTCGCCCAGGTGGTGCCACCCTGCGCGCCCTGCGGGAGATTCGTGACCGTGGAGACCTTGCTGTTGTTCAACAGGCCGGTATAGCCGAAGCCGGTGTCGCCGATGTAGACCTGCTCATCGGTGTCCATCTCGTGTTTGCGGCTCATCGCCTCGAACTTCTGCTGGTCGATCGGACGACCGATCTTGGCAGACGCTTCGATCTCGGGGATCGTATAGCCCAGCTCGTTGGCCCAGAGGGTCAGCGGGTTGGCGATCTTCGCGATGTCCAGCGAGACGCCGGCAATCTGGTTGGCGTTCTTGCCAGCCCAGCTCTTGCCGTTGCCGATACCCTGTCCTGCACCGAGGCCGCCGTTCGAGAAGAACGTCGAGAGGGTGTAGGAGCTGGCGTCGTCCGCAATCGACACGTCCTCACGGGTGTCGATGTCGCGCGACCACTTGATATCGATGAGGGGCATGTTCAGCGTCATGTCGAGACGCTCCAGCTCTCCGAGGAAGAACGCGCCGGTGGAGTCCACGTAACGGCCGTCATGCGTCTGGGTCTTCTGGCCCAGCGGCTTGCCGAGTGCGTTGCCGTTGCTGTCGATTGTGCGCTGGCTGTCGAAGGTGAGCATTGCTTATTCTCCCGGAATCAATCTGGTGATGCATACCGGGGTGCCGCCCCGGCTCGGGTTAGAACGAAAGGTTGGTCGAGACCGCGCCTTAGATGTTGTAGGCGATCTCACCTACGCCGGTGGAATCAACGCCACCCTGATAGGTCGTAGTTGCGGGAAGTGCGAAGCCAGAACCGCCAGGGTTCGCCACTTCGAATCCCCCCTGTACGTGCGGGGCGGAAGAGGCGGCGGTCCAGATATACACGGTGCCACCCTTGACGGGCGTTCCGTTGATCTGGGCCATGATGTAGCCCGAGCGAAGGATGTTGGCAGCGCCGATGTCGATTCCGCCGGCTACGCCGAGGGCGACGTTCAGGCTTCCCGACCACTGCTGGAAGGGGTAGGTCCGGACGGTGATGCCGTAGATCGTGACGTCGCCTACAGTCAGGGGACGTACGCCCTGCGAGGTGGCGTCGATGATGACCGGCTGCCCGAAGACCGTCGGAGGATTCGCCGCGTCAATGAGCGTCGGCTCGATGGTGGGAGTGGGGTTGATCCGAGAGATCGTTCCCGGAACGCCAGCGCCCACGCGGTAGGTGATCGCGATGTCGCGAACCTTGTGACGCCCGAGGCGCTTGCCAGCAACGGGCTTTGTGCGGAAGGCTGCGAGAATCGAATCGAGGAAGGTCATTGGAGAGTCCCTTTCGGTGCAAAGTCAGTGCTACGGTGCTGCGGTGAACTTCAGAGGCCCGAGCTAATTGCTCTCTTTCGCCCAGAAAGCGGCGGCCTTGGCATTGAACTCGGCGGGCGTGGTGGCCGGAGCGTTCAAGTCGAGAACTTTGGTCTTGCCATCATTCGTGCCACGATTGGCTTCGGAATGCTTGGCGGCATCGTTCACCAGGCGCATCGTCGCGCCCACGCCGTTGAACAGGTTCCGAACCTCGCCACAGCTCAGGCCAGTGATCGAGTCCGCGGTGAAGACCTTGGAGCCAGCATGCTCGGCGACGATGACTGCACCCGCCGGGGTCATAGCTGCGATCCCCAGAGCCTTGCGGCGGAACTGGCAGATCTGATCCAGAGTCTTCTTGGGAGAGAGAGCGGCGTCGAGGGTCGGCTTCTTGATGCCAGGCGCGATGATCTCGGCGGTCGCGATGACCTCTTGGAAGCTGTCGACGAAGTGAGCGGAATCGCGGGCCTTGCGTGCGTCCTTGGTGCCGGTCTCCTTCTCCAGCTCCTCCTCCTCCGCATCCGTGACATCCTCGTCGCGGTGCTTCTTGTCGCGGGCCTCTTCCTTCTCTTCCAGATCCTTCACGCGCTTGTCGAAGGCTGCGAACTTGGCATCGTAGGCTTCGAATTTGGCGTCGAACGCGGCTGCATCTTCGGTGCCGCCCAGGTGGACATGAACGTCGCCACCCTCACCCTCGGCTGCATCCTCGACCTTCTCAAGCTCCGCATCGAGAGCCTTTTCCAACTCCTTCTCGTTCTCGGCGTCCTTGACGGGATCGCCGGTGGAGACGCGGGAGTCGCGGTAGCGCCGGATGATGCCAGCCTTGAGCGACTTGCGGACGGAATCGAATGTGAGAGTCTTCGTCTTTGCCACGGTGTTTCCTCCAAAGCCCTTTCGGGCGTGATCCCTAACCGCACACTGGGGGCCGCAGCGCCCAGCTTCTACAACTGCTACGTGGTTTCCCACGATCTCGATCTGGTTACCTCGGCCGATGTCCGTCTCTTCATACTCGGCGTCGTAACCACAACTCACTTCGACCTTGCCAGCCAGAATCAGGTCGATCATCTCTTGGTCCGTGATGAGCAGGTCAGCGATGAGGAGGTGGTCCTCGATGCCTTCCCCGCGTCGCGGGTCCAACACAGTCCCCTTGGCAAGCAGCGCCCAGGTTTCCGGTGTTACATCCTCCATGGGGTGGTCGTTTACGACCGGTTTCCCGTGGAAGCTCGCTATCGTGTCCGGGTGGAAAACGTCTTTCGCATCCCGGCTAACCCAAGCGATCCCGTCTGGCCCAACTTCTACTGGCGACTCGCCGGGGCCATAGAGCTGAACCCCAGTCCGTGCAATCGGTACATTACGGCAGAGAAGGAACCCTTCGGGCGTCTTCTCCTGATTTGGCCCCAGCTTCTCGACTGTGTAGAAGCGAGACTTTGCATCGCGTGACATGGCAGCTCCTTACAGGAGCGCCTTGTTGGGCGAACCTACGATGCGAAACAGAACGTTTGTCGCGGTGAATGTACCGCTGGTCACGATTCGAATCTTCACAAGGTTCGCGACGTTCGCAATGTAGATCCCATTGACAGTCGCGGTCTCAGTGACGGCGGTGGTGCCGGGTACGGCGATGGCCGCCTGAAGGATCGGGAAGAAGTTCACTCCGTCGTTGGATCCCTGCACTGCCCAGGTGGCGGTCGTGAGGGCGGTGCCCACCACGCTGATCGAGATTCCGGACTGGCCGAAGGTCGTAAAGGCTCCGCTGGTCTGCGAGGTCGCAGTCGCGGTGAAGGTGCCAATCAGGACGTTCGGGCTTACGGTCTGCGTCGCGTTCGGCAGATAGGTCGTCTGGGCCAGAGCTGGGGAAGCGCCAGAGAGCGCGATGGCGATGGCTGCGATGGCGGAGAGAACGATGCTTTTGATCTTCACTTGGTTGCTCCTGTGTACGGCTGATGTCCCTGAAAGGTTTATATCCCGGGTGTCAACCCCCAAGATTCCGGAATCCGGAATCCTAGGCGGCGTTGGCAAATTGAACGAGGAAGCTTAGGACGTAGACGATGAGGACGCTGTTGACATTCAGCGGCGGCAAGATACTGGGCAATGTGACGGTAACGACGGTTCCTGCGACGGTCGCCTCGACGCCAGCGATGGGAGCGCCGCCCGATCCAGCCAGGGTCACGCTCTGCAGCCCAGCGATCTGGGAACCTTTACAGTCAACATTCGCCGGCTGGGTCGAGAGGTCGAAGACCAGCGCGGTCGAAGTGCCGTCGGATGTGAAGCTGAGGGAGACTGGCAGAACGAGAGTGTTCATGAGCCAATGGTAGGGCTGGCGTCAAGAGGCTAGAGCGAGGTGTCGGGGGTGTCCCTCTCGGCTCGCTGATAAGCGCAGCCCAGGAGGCGCATTTCTTTGGCGTCGGAGAGAAGTTCATCCACCGTGAAGTACTCCTGCCCGATCCGATGATTCGCGCGCTCAACGCACATCCGCAGGGCTTCCATGGCGATGTCGATGTGTGGGATGCGGGCGGGGCGGGGAAAGCGAACGATACGTCGCGGGGTCAGACAGGCGGGGCAATAGGTCGCGCCGCCGGGGTATAGCTGACCGCACACTCTCGACCAGAAGCGGAGGAATGGAATCCGAGCTGGGCAGTAGGCGGCCGGTGTCCGAGGCATGATGGCATCCTACACCCGGGCCGAACCCGCGATGATGAGGAAGGTGGCAACCGCGTCAGCCTGCAGCGCATAGTCCACCTCCAGGTGCGCCTTCACCGAGTACATTCCCGGAGCCAGGCCGGTCGTGTCGATCGAGAACCGGCGCTTACTCCAGCGCGAAGCCATCACCGGACCGCTGCTACTGGCGAGGAACATGCGCGCCCTCGCATGCCATGGGACGTTGCGGGGAAAGAGCTTGATGCGGATGATCTCGCCAGCGCGGACGTAGCTGGGCGGGATCACACAGATTCCAAGGGTAAGCGGTTTTCTCATTCTCCCTCCAACCACAGCCAGAGCACCTTACCGTCGGCACTGCGCTTCTCTTTCACCGTACGACCCTCCAGCCTCGCTCGCTTGCGGATGTGCACGAGAGTGATGGTGGCATGCGCGCGGTCGCGGTTCAACACTTCCTCGACCTCATCCTCACCAAGAGCGATGAGCGCCTTCCAGATCTCCCCGAGGCGGCCAGAGGACTTCTTGACAGCGGCGGCCTCCGGCGGGATGTCGCTGAACTTGATGGTGCGGGATTGCAGCTTGTCGAGGTTGCGGGGGTTCGGGACGATTCGAATCGAATCTACTTGGACGTCGCGAACTGTGTACCCAACGCTGACGCCCGAGCTTCCGTCGAGAACGGCCGCCATCTGCTCTTTGGGAATCACTACATCGACCTCGATATATCCAGGCGGGAGGCTCTTGCCGAAGGTCATCTTTTCAGCGATGAGCTTCGCCTCATCCGCCAGATAGTCGGCGACCACCGGATCGGGGCCAGGGTCGGCCTCCGCGTTGGCCTCCGGGAACTCCAAGTCCATGCCTTCAATCTTTGGAAGCCCACACCCCACCGAGAGCGCCTGCCCATCGGAAGTGAAGCAGCCGGGATCGCCATCTTCGGGCTCAACGATGGAGACTTCCACTGGAACTCGAGCAGGACGATGAACCTCTGTCCGGGGATTCTCGACGAAGGGGTTAGGAGCGCCAGGCTTGGTCACTAGCTTCCCGGCATTCTGAAGACCAGCGCAGCGTCCGCGGTGGATCGGTCTACCACAACCAAGGGCGCAGAGTCCGGTCGAGGGCGGCTTGGGGACAATGGACGCCGCCACAAGCTGCTCGGTGACGGATTTGGAGTGGGTGAGTGTGCCCTGATGGAATCGGCACATCGGCTCGCCGTCGACCTTGATGGTTGCTTCCCGCATCTGGGAGCGCCGCTTGCAGGGTTCGCAGTAGTACGTCGCCATATCATCCTCGATCCACGGCCAAGGCTCAAGTCCTGCGGCTGCGCGGGTTTCGTCTACATGAGCGCGCGCAATGTCGCTGATGAGGCAGAGCATTGGGCTTGGCATGTGGGCCTACTGTAACAGAAAAGCCGCCCCGAAGGACGGCCTTTCTGCGGTTGCCAGACCGGACTCAGGAAGTGGCAGTGCCCGTCGAGCTGTCGCCAGCGGCGGGAGTCGAGCCAGCGCCAGGATCGGCGGAAGTTGCAGAAGCGGTGAGCGAGGTGAGCGTCGCAGCAACAGCTTGCAGACGGGTCACTTCGGGCGTGAAGTCAATGGGCGTACCGGCCGCCTTCGCTTCCAAATCAGCGATTGCAGTGGTAAGTTCGGTGCCCAGGGCGGCGAGGTCGGTTTCAACCGTCGTAAGGCTGCTGTCAAGAACGTCTTGTCCATCCATAATTTTCTTTGTCTCCTCGAGGATTTGTTCGGTGTTGCTTTCGATGCGGCGGAGGGTGGCGCTGAGACCGCCCTCTTCCTCATCAAAACTCGTGTACGCTTCGAGAGCAGCGGCGGCCATCATGCGCCAGATCTGCCGAACGTCTTCCGGGCAGTTCTCCCACTTCTGCTGGTCGATTGGGGCGCCTTCGATCTTGTCCGGGTGGTGCCGCTCCATGTGGCGCCAGTAGGCTTCGAACGTCGACTGGGCAATTTCGTCTAGCTTCTCGGCTTCAATTAGCATGGCTCAATTAGTAGCAGAATAGTAGTATCGTGTCACTGTGGATATCCGTCGATTTCAGCGGGAATCGAGATGCCGTCCTCATCGAGCGCGAGGACCACTTCCATCTCCAGCTCCATCGACAGCCAGCGGCCACCGGAATCCCTCCCCGAGATCGGTTTGCAGTGGACCGCGACCAGCACTTCGACTCCCTGCTCAACGCGCAGTGCGAGGACGGTTTGATCGGTGATTACAGCCATGGGATGTGAGGCTCCGGAAAGCAATTCCTTGATATGATATTCAAAGGCGTCACACCATACCATCCAGTCATTGAATTGAGGGTAAAAACATGAAGAGAGTCTTCACGCGAGATTTGATTCTCAAAGGGCAGAAACTTATAAGTTCGGGATTGAAAGTCAAAGACGCTGCTACCAGACTTGGCGTAAGCCCTGACACTCTCTCCAAAGAAGTCCGCAAACTTGGGACTATCATTCCGCATGGATTGCGTATTGGCGAAGGCAACGGACGAAAGAATCTCCCCTCCGAAGCTATCGCGGCGGCCTATATCGGAGGAAAGAGCGAACTCGCTCTCTCCGGAGAATATGGGGTCAACAGGCTCGCCATCACCCGGCGCCTCATAGAGCTCGGCGTCAAGAGGAGGAATCAAGGAGAAGCCATGCCTGGGTACGGGGAGAAGGAAATCGCCAACGCTCTTGCCGAGAAAGGCTTCCCTGTCGCGCTCCAGCATAAATTCAAGCGATACATGGTCGACATCTCCGCAGGGGATGTCGCCATAGAAATCCGCTTTTGCCTTCGGGGTACTTATGGCGCCTATTCGCACCGCTTCGAACAGATCCGCGAAGGATACAGATCTGTGATATTTATCGTGTTCGATCGGGCCGACTGGATCACCGAACGTCTGGACGACATAATCGCCCCTTTGCAGAGATTTTGCCGCCACCCAGCCCCTAGCGGTCAGTATGGGGTGGTTAGGTGTACAGTCAAACGAAACTCCAGCGACAGTTACTCGATGAATGTCACCGCGGAATGGCGCTCTCCAAAGAGCCCGAAGACCATCCTGAAGTCCTAAAAGCGTGCTCCCCACGACACATCTGCAATTTGGCCCTTGGCCGGCATGATAAAACTGCGGCGCTCCTCCTTTGCCCACGCCCGCTGCAGGTGGTTCGTTCCATCGAATAAACTTTCCCTCAAGGGCGCGGTGCTGCGATCGAACATCACTGTCTTGAACCGTGCGCCAAAAATAGCCATCTGAGCCGATATGCCGGGCGCGCGTCTCCGTGAGCAGCGAGGCCGTGCGGGCTACCTCAGTCCGGGCAATCAGGCGCGCGCGGTTGACGCTGACCTTCCCGGAGTCAAGGATATCGCGCATGACGTCCTCGGCTCGCCGGCCTGAAACGATGGCTTCGCGGGTGAGCTGGTGGACGCGGGCGCCAGCCTCAGCCGGGAGTGAGGTGATGAGCGTGACCTGCTCGGCCTGAAGCATCTTGAGGGTGCCGCCGATGGGGGCGGATTCGATGAGGCGGTGGAGGTTGGATCCGATCGACCGGCTCATGACCGTCCAGGCGTTCTTGTCCAGCACAGCGACTCGCGCTTGCATCTTCGCGGCCACCGCCGCAGCCCAAGGGCCCAGGAGGATGGAGTAGGAGTCCATGGCCTCAGTGAGCGCGGGAAGGTCGGTCACACGCCCAGCGTCGATGAAGCCCTTGATGATGACGCCAATCTGGCGACCGACGGCGGAGAGCTGGGTCTGGAACTCACGCTCGACGATGCGCGACCTCGAGAACTGGAGGCGGGCATTGCGCCGCGCGAGGGCGGCTTGCTGGCGTGCGGTCGGCATCTAGGCCTTCGGCTTGCGGTGGATTACGATGGTGCGCTTACCCACCTTGATCGTCTCGGCTTCTCGCCGAGTACTCGCATCGGCAACTGGTTTCTTCTTGCTGCATTCGCACATGGCGGTCACCCCTTGAACTTGACTCCGATAACTCGATAGCTCCTGTATACCACGCCCGCGTTCTCATCCTCGACGGGCGGGTTGGCTATGCACTCATCGCAGTCACGTTGGGGCCGCGGATTGCTCTGGCTTTTGGGGATGCGGACGAATAGCCGACCGCACCCTTCGCAGGTCTTGATCTCCCGCGACTGGCTGGGAGCTTCCGGCGGTGGGGCGGGTGGCGCGTTGTGGAAGATGAGACGACTGCTAATGCAAGCCTTCCTCACTTCTTCGCGCCTCCTGCTACGGCCGGATTGGCCGCTGGATCGGGTTCAATCGGGTCGCCATGGTTCACCTCGGCAACCGCGACCTTCTCCGGCGTCGGCGCCAGCATCAACGCCTCTGCCTCGGCGATGTCCTCGTCGCGGATGTTCGTTCCACGCCCAGTGACCTGGGAGGACTGCTTCATCTCGCGCAGGGCGATGGGCGGCGTGTAGACTCCCGCCTCCATAAGGCTGACGACGGTCTGAGCATCTTTCGCGGCAACCTCGGACTTCTCGATCTCGTCGAGCTGCCAGAGTGGCCGGAACTTGATGCCCCAACCCTTCGGGAGCGTGATCCCCTCAGAGAGCGCGATCGCACGATACACGTTCGTCATGGGCTGCAGAAGGTGAAGCATCTGCTGCTGGAAGATCGTGTCGTAGTAGAGGCGCATGTCGGAGTCGCCAGTGGAGTTGAGGCCGGCGGGTGACTGGCCGAAGAGGCGCACCAGCGGAATCCCGAGCGCGCCGCTGATCTGCTGCCCGAAATGGATGAGGGCTTCAGCCAGGCCAGAGAACGCGGTCGCTCCATGCTCTGTGTACTCATCCTCGCCGTCCAGGAGAGTGATGCCCTCGGAGACTTGGAACATCCGCATCCACTCGACGAACTTGGCGACGCCGTTCATCGACGAGCCACCTTCAGCGATGATGCCGCGGAGGCCCGGAATCTTGATCACCCGGAGATAGGCCTTATAGACGAGCTGGGCAGCGCCTAGCGTTGCCGAGTCGAAGGCAACCATCCGGTCGTAGATGCGCTCATAAACAGAAGTCGTCCACAGGTTCTCCATGAGGCGTTGCTGGTACGGGATGTCGGTCCCTTCCATCCGGATCACTCGCGAATAGTGAACCTTTTGGAGCCTCAGAGCAGGAGCGTTCGATCCGATGGTGTAGAACTTTGGCTGGCCTAGATGCGGCCCTTCCTCGGTGACGAGATCGTTGAGGGAGGGCTCCACCATCCACCGATCCACCACCAGCAGTCCCTTGTACTGATCCTTCCCGATTGCTGTCGGATCCCACGGTGTCGAATAGTTCTGGCCCTTCACCAGATTGATCCCCAGGCCGCCGCCGTATAGCCGGCCCCACTTGACCGCGCTGTTCACCTTGCCCCAGACGTTCAGGCGGGTTGCTGCCTCTTCCAGCTTCTCAGCCTCGGCTGGCTTCAGCTCGCCCTTGAACTCCACCCCGGCGCGCGTCATGTCGTCCGCGATAATATCCACAGCCAGGCCAGCAATAAAGTTGCCACGGTGCATCCACTCCAGCATCGTCCGGTCGCGCGTGATGGGGTTGAACCCATAGTTCGCCGCGCTGCTGACGTTGTTGGTGCCGATCCCCGTCTGGGTCGCGAAGTTCTGAAAGCTGTCCTTTGCACCGGTTTTCGCGGTTTTCGCCCGGTCCTTGACAACTTTCTTCTCCGCCGCCTTCGCCGAGCGCGCTGCGCCAGCCACACTTACTTTACCCACAGGGTCCGCCTCACTATTGGAGCAACAATGTGAGGACGTTACCACGCGAATCCAGAGAGTACACCCTACCTTTGCCCATAGGAATAGAAAAGGTCACCCGTAGGTGACCTCTCCCAGCTCTGGCAATTTCCGCCGTCCCCCTTTCAATGCGACCGGATTGACTCCACGTAAAACCCTGAGCGCCCATCGAGTTGCCCGTACTGGACGCGCGCGCCGCTCTCCACCTCGGCAATCTGGTAGTACCCATCCTTCACCGCCGGGCACACGAACACGAGGTCTTTGGCCTTGCGAGCTCCCTCGATCTCCCCAGGCGTGAACAGCTCCATGCCGCGCTCATTCGAGAGGACGATCTTCACCGCTCCAATGGGCAGCTTGCCACGGTAGGCATAGGTGATGGTCTGGCCGGGGTGGAAGGTGTCACCGATCCACGGGTGCGGGATGAACAAGGCGAAGAGCAGGGCAAGGATCATTCGGTCCTCCGATCGTGATGATGTGGCGCTGATGGTCGCGGGGATAGCCAGGCGCGGGACGGAGCGGGCGGACTGGGCTGTAGTGCAGGACTATCTGCCGGATGGCAATGTGGTCCTCGACGGTGAGCTGGCGCGGGAGCTGGATGGAGGGTCGGTCGGTCATTGACCCCAGCCTATCAGAACCCCGAGGATCGGCTGGTAGCCCGAGCCGCCAGAGACGGAGGACTTCAGCATGCGGATAGTGGGCATGCAGTACCAGTTCGTCTTGCGGATTTGAATGGGAGCGCCCAGGCCGGTCGTCCATGCCCAGCCGGTGTTCGTCCCGGTGAGGGAGATGCCGGCGGCTGAGGGAACGAAGATGGGCACGCCAGCGATGGTCACGATCTTCTGGGCTACGCCGATGCCGATGTTGGTCGAGACGAGGAAGGGAGCAACGGTCTCAGGGACAGCGTCGACCATGGTGAAGGCGTAAGTACCGGTCGCGGCCACGCGATGGGCGTACAGAGCGGAGCCAGCAAACGCGGGAGAGGCAGCAGGGCTCCAGGAGCCACCGGCCAGATACAGGCTCGTCACCTGCGCGCGGAGCAGAACCGTGAACAGGATGCAAAAGATGAACGGAATCAATCTGGTGAGAAATTTAGCCATGGATGTCGCCCAGAAAAATCGCTCCCCGCACCTCGCCAGAAGCAGGGGAGCAGTTGCATGTCGAATGCTGGAAACACCATACCATGGGGTCAAAATCAGGGAGTCACAAACCGGTTTGTCCAAGCTTCGCCCACACCGCGCTCGATCCCCGGCGCTTGATGAGGCCGTCGAGCATGTAGCGCACCGCATCCGGGACGTGGTTGTTCTTGTCGATGATGTCTGGCAGGATCTCGCTGGTCACCCGGTCCTCCGCATACCGATACAGGCCGAACTCCTCCGCCGCGTGAGGGCAGTTCGTCTTGTGAATGTGGATCATAATGAAGCCGCGCAGGTGAGCGATGCCGTCCTCGACCGAGCCAGACCACTTCTCGGCCGCCGTGATGTTGATGCCCTTGTTCTTGACGTAGCTGATGAGCTCTGGCCGGGCAGAGTCAGCCTTCACCGGCCACTGGCGGTAGGTCGGAACCTTCTCGAAGGCGAACTTGTGGCCGCCAGGCAGCGTGTCGCCCGGCTTCGGCGCCACCATCTCGTTGATCTCGACGCCCACTCCCCAGCTCTCCGCATCCAGCCAGAGGTGTTCGCCAGCCATGCACTCTTTCCCGCCATAGATTCCGGCGCTCTCGGTCGTCACATAGCCGCGGATCATCACCAGGGGATCGTTGCTGAAGCCCCAGTCGACGCCATGGTAGAAGCGGGGCTTGTCGGGACTGGCGAAGTTCTCCAGCACATACTTGTGGCGGAAGATGACGGCGTGAGCGTGCTGCTTGATCTTGCCGTCCCACACATGCTCGGCGCTCTCTGGGTCAGTCGCGAAGAGATGGTCCTTGGCCGCCAGCAGCTCCTTGCTGATCCAGTGGTTCTCCCGCCAGTTCAGCTCCACCCTGACGCAATCGTCGGGCGGCGCGACGTGGAACTTCTGGTATGTGGCGTCGTCCTCATTGCAGAGGTTGTACGTGATCCAGATTTCGGAGCCAGCCTTGCGAATGGTGGGGATGAGGACTTCCCAGGTGTCCTTGCCGATCGACTCCGCCTCTTCCACCCAGCAGATATCGACGCCCTCGAAGCTCTTGATCTTGGTGCGATTGCTTTTCTGCCCCAGGTCGCCCAGCCCCATGAATAGGAACTCGGAGCCATTCGAGGAGTAGATGTGGCCCTTGGTGACTTTGAACCACGGCTCGAGACCGAGCGACTTGATCTGGTCGTGCAGGAGCTTGTGCACCGAGTCGGCGATGGAGGTCTGGTACTCGCGGGCGCAGAGAATCCGAACCTTCTTCTGCAGGCTTAGGACGATGAGCGCGCGGGCGACGGCCCACGACTTCATCCCACCGCGGCCGCCCTCCATCACCTTGAAGCGGTGGGGGACGAACAGGAATTCGAACTTCTCATGGAAGTGGAGCGTCCACTGGCCTTCGTTCGGGATGGCGAAGCCGCCGTAGTGGAGCAGAACGTCGGTCCGCTTCACATATCCGCCGGCACGCTGGAAGGCCCCACTGACGTCAAGCGGCTTCGGCTGCTCCTCTGGGCTATCTGGGATCACTTAGCCCTCACCGCTTCGAAGTGGAAGACAATCACCGTCTTCGTCTGGGTGATGAGGCCGAACCGCTCGGCAATGCGGACGGACGGATGATCCCGGCGCAGACCGTCAACCATGCGCTCAAGGCAGTCGCGCCAGACTTCCAGCGGGGTGCAGCCCTTGTTGATGTTGCAGGACCGGCACGCCGGCACGAGGTTGGCGAAGTTCTCGCGCTCAGGATGGTCGCAGCGCCCAGTCTGGATATAGCCGTAGGTGGTGCGCCCGTCTTCCAGCTCCTTCTTCTTACCCTCGCGGATGATCGGCTCGACGTGATCGGCGTGCCAGCCAGGCAGCAGTTCGCACCCGCAGTAGGCGCAGCAGCCATCGAACATCGAGAACAGGATGGCCCGCTGGCCCTTCGTCAGCTTCACTTGGTCCTCAGCAGCGCCAGGCGCGCCTTCCACGTTTCCTGCCCATATCCGTGGACGCGGCCGCCGCCGATCTCATCGAGGCAGCAGGTGTCGATATCCCAATACCGGCCGATCCCCTCATCCAGCTTCTCGATCGCTTCGAGGGCGGCCAGCTCGTCATGAAAAACGCCGATCACTGAGGTCTCAGTCACGGGCAGCGGTGGCATGTCCGTCGTCACCAGCCCGCGGCTCACTACCCAGAGCGTGATGACCGGCCAGGGGTCAGGCATTATGCACCGTTGCTCCTCGCGCCCGCCGCTCCTCTACCATCTCGCGGATCATGATAGTCGGGAAATTACCGGCACAGACTTCGCAGACCGGAATCCGCTTGTCCCCGTGGGTTTCCGGCGCGAGCGTCCAGGCCTTCAAATCCAGAGCGCGATAGCAGACCTCGCAGATCGGGACGCGGTACTCGTAGGGGTCCATCGCACGCTCGAAGCCGGCGGGAGGATGAACCACCGCCCCCAGCGCCGCCGCATGCGCCAGGGTTAGCGCCTCTAGCGTCTCCACCCTCTTCCGCAGGTCGAGGTCGAGGTCAGCCAGGCGAGAGGCGCGCATGGCTTCAGGTCCGCCCAGCGGTTTCGCCGGCTCCAACCACTCGCAGTGATGGATGAAGAGATTAGCCACCATCACCATAGGGTTGAGGTCGCGCGGCGGCTGAGAGGCAGCGCCAAAGACAGCGCCACAGACGCACTCGATGGTTGGGCCATGGATCGAACCCCAATCCCTCACGCGATGGTCGCCACTGAAACCAGCGGGAAACCATTCTTTACTGAACGCGCCTTTGCCGTATCCCAGCATGCTCATCGCAACCCCCACTGCCGCGCCAGCCACAGGATGTCCCATACCAGCGCGGCCATCGTCGCGAGCGACCAGAGGGCCGCCCACACGTCTTTGAATGAATACTGCTTCATATCACTACCGTCGCTTCCGGCCAGTCGGCCTTGAACTCGTCCACCCGGTCCTTCGGGATGTAGCCGATCGTCTCACCCAGGCGCACGCAGACCATATCGTCCGGCGCTCCTCCGATGAATTTGATCGTGAACCTTGGCACGTCCTCGCGCTCCTGAAGCGCCAGCTCCTCCGCCGAGACGGCCCGCGCCCGCTGCTCCATCTCCATCCCCATCCGGGCCACCGCCACAGCCTGCCCCACTGGAAGCTTCTTGATCTCCTCCGCGCTCATAGACATGAACCGAGCAGCCGCGCGCGCCGTCATGTTCATCCCCTGCCGCGCCTGCCGCTCCCGCATTTCAGCCGTTCCCACCACCACGCGGTTCGTGATCTCACGAGCCATCATCCGGTCATACGCCAGGATCCGGTACTGCCAGCGGTCGCGCGCGCTGAACTTCTCCATTAGTTGCCGTGACTTGCCGCCCGGGTATTCAGGGCTAACCAACAGCTCCCCCACCTTAGCAAGCGAGCGGGTGGCCCCCATTTCGAGGTAAGCGGTGAAAGCCTCGTAGGCTTCTTGGCTCTCTCCGTCTTGGCGTTCCCACGGCTTTGCTTCCTCTGAGGACATGAGAGCGAGGATGCCACAGGTGGGGGGTAGGGTGCAAGAGTTATTCCCTACCGGTAGGGTGGGCGGTATCTTCTGGTGAATTTGCGGCAGGTGATGAGGCCGATTCCATAGGCGCCGGAGCTACGCGCATGTGAGGCTTGAGCTTCAACGGCCACCCCTCATCAACTCCTCGAAGGTGCGGGACTTCTTCTTGCGGGGATTCCAGGTGCAGGGCCAGATGATTTGCCCACCGTTACGGTCGGCATAGCGAGTGAAGACGTCGATGGTGCGCTGCTCCAGCTCTCCCAGGCGAACGGCCAAAACGGTGAAGCGCAGCCCTGCGTTCGGGTCGCGCCGCTTCACGGGCTTCACTCCCACCACAAGGTACTGGCTCTTGGGGAACTCCAGCAGGTCTCCTCGCTTTGGTGCGGTGTCTGGGCTGTGCCAGTCCATCGTGAGCCTAGCCATTGATCTCCGGATTCAGCCGCGGAACGAGCCGGGCGATGGATGGAGCTGGACGCTGGAACTCCCGCTTGGCGAGGATGCGCTCCTGCTCTTTGCGGCGGCGGAGCCGTTCAGCCAAAGCGGTGTAGACGCCATAAGCGTTCGCAGCCCGTCGATCGAGGGTGAGATAGGTCTTCTGCGCCTTGGCGACCATCTCCTCTAGCTGAGTAGTAGTCCTCTTAGCCACGGGTGTAAGCCCTGCCCAGCTTGCGGTGACGGCGGCGAAGGCGCCAGGCGAGCACCTTCCGAGCGAGGACTTGCTTGAGTCCGACCGGCGGCGCGAGGTCAGCGACCATGGCCTCATCGCACCAGATCGATGCGGTGTCCGATACCACCTCGAAGACGCCATCCTCGTTCGGCGGGAGCGCGATGCCCACCATACCGAAGAAGCCGGCGGCGTTCTTGTTGGGGATCGAGACGATTTGGACGAAGCGGTCCTTCGGGTTAGGAGCGAGAAAGGTGTTCAAGGTGAATCCTCCGTCTTCGATTTGAGATGGGTCGCGGCCAGGCTGGGGACAGAAGATCCCGCAGTGGTGTCCGAGAGGCTGCTTGCATCGCTGGCACTTCGTTCGATAGTCGATCGCGGTCTCCGATCCGTATTGAGAGGCTTGCATCTGATTCTCCGGGCATGCGGCATAGGGCGTAGATTGCGGCGAATTTGTCGAGCTGACTGCTCGGAATCCAGATCTGATCGGGAATTGCTTCATAGTTCGCCCACGTCCCGGTCAGCGCGGCGCTCACGTCGTACATGATCTCGGCGGGGGTCTTACTCCTCCAGAGACCGCCGGGCGTGCTCTGCGTCCAGCCGCCAGCGGGCGCGAGGAAGTGAACCGGGTTGGTGGTGGCCGCGACAGCGCCGGCTGCGAACATCTTGAGGAAACCACGACGATTCATGGACGCCAGCCTCTCGGAGTGCGCTTCAGCGCCAGGAAGCGCGTCGTGAAGAAGCCACGATGAAACCGGCCACGAAATCGGAACTTGTCTCTCATGCCGCCAACCTCATCGCTATCTTGGACCTCTGCTCAGGAGTGAAACGCTGAAGGATGATTCTTACACGAAAGTCGTCGTCGCACTCCCACGGCCCACGATTTACCCCTTGGCGAGCGCCCTGCTTATCCAGCAGCTCCCCGCAAACGAGTCCCGACTGGTAGGGGCTTCCGAGGATGATGGTGAGCTGGAGCCGCGCGCGAAGCGACTGGTCGGACTCGAGGCCAACATCGCCCACCGGCTCTCTCCGGCGAATCCCATGAGCCGCCGCCAACTCGTCTAGCTGGCGGCCAGCGGCTCCCTGCCACCGCGGCTCCGCCTTGACGGCGACGCAGTGACACGACCCTCCGCAGGTGCCGCAGAGCTCGATCAATTCCGGCTCGCTTTCTCGGCGGCCTGCACGCGACGGCACGCGGGGCACGGGTCAGAAGAGGTGCAGGGACGGGGAGCGTCCAGCCTAATATCCGAGGAAGTGTCCTCCACGGTCATCTCGTCGCCGCCAGTCACCTGCACCTTGCGGCCACTCAGCTCCCCGCTTCTGGCCTTCTCCCAGACCAAAGTGATAGCCTTGGTCACTTCCTCAAGGATGTCTTCGAGGGCTTTTTCTCGATGTCGTAAATCTCCAGCGCCAACCGGCTCATACACTCTCCACTCTCGGCATCTCGCCGTCCATCAAACCCTTCAGCCGAATCGCCTCTGCGCGCTTGGCCTTCAGCGCCTCCAGGTCGAGGAGATGCTGGTACTCCCGCCCAGCCTTCGATCCCTTCAGCGGTGTGGTCGTGCTGCCGATGATCCCGCAGACGCCGCAGCGGTGCAGCTTTGACTGGTGCCGGAAGATGCCGTCGCAGATATGGGGTCTATCCGTCGCAGAAGGCGGCCCGAAGCGTCCGGCGTCACCCAGGGAATCCTTACCAATCCCACAGCGCCCGAAGAGGCAGCGGCACATAGGAGCGCCTTTGACGCGGCCCTCCTGAACTTCCTTGCGAAGCTCCAAATACTCATCGACCACCTGCACTGTCTCTTCCATTTCACTCTCCCTCCGGCGAATCCCATGCGCCAACGCCAACTCGTCCATTTCGCTAGGATTCCGGATTCCGGAATCTGCCTTGATGAACTTTCCCACCCAGTCGCCTATTCGAACAGTGGCAATGAGGCAACCTTCGCGGGTCTCTTTCGTAACTTGAGCGTCTGGATATGCCGCTTGCAGAGCGGCAAGGATCCGTTCCTGCCTCCCTGACTTGCCATAACCACGACAGCCCCAGTGCATGCGCAAAACTCGCGGCGAGTCGAGGGGCCAAATAAGCCTCTCTGCATCGTCGCGAGTCGGTGTGTTATCAGCCATTTGCAAAGCACCTTCAAACCTCTACTTGCTGCACGCCTGATTGACGACGGCAACCGCAGCGTCATAGGTGGAGAAGGGAACCGCGCGGAGGTCGCGCTTCGCTCCGAAATGCTCGTAGGCGAAAGCGTAGAAGGTGCCAACTTGGCCCTCGTCCACATAGCCGCAGCGGCCAGCCACGAAGACGATGGTCAGCTCGTTGGCCGCAAGGCGCCGGCCAGGTGCTTCGCTGAACGAAGCGCCCAGTGGAACCGGGGCCGGAGCCAACAGAGGGTCAGCAACCGGTCCGGCGAACGAGACGTTGACGGCCGTCGGGACGCCAACCTTGGATTGGGCGAATATGCCCGGTGCTACGAGGATGAAAACGATGAGGTAAAAACCGATCTTCCTGATGCTCTGCATGACGTCCTCCTGCGGACGATTTCAGTTGAGAAGAGTTAGAGGCCCGAGGGGCGGCTGGTTAGGCCGCCGCCTGATGCTTTGCGTTGTGACGCTTGCGGGCGTCGCGAAGGGCCTCGGCTGCGCTGGTGCCGGTCCCGATGATGAGCTTGCCGTCCTCGACGAAGCGACCCGTCTCGCTGGTCGTGACGCCAACCCGGAAGCGGCCATTCGTCGCCCAGACCACAGCCTTGTCGCCAAGGAAGCTCTGAGCCTCGGCCAGCGCCTGATCCTCGGTGACCTTGTTAGCGCGGGGGGTGACGGTCGCCTCGAAGGTCTTGCTGTCGACGGTCGCCTCATAGGCCGCGTCATCGTCCTGATCGAGCATGACCGTCTCGATCTCCAGGTTCTCGACCTGCTCATCCAGCTCCTCAGCCGTGCGGATCACTACGGCCAACTTCGCGCGGTTCGTCTTGCCCTCGGGCATTTCGAAGCGATAGCCCTTGGGGCTGGTGAACTTCTGGCCGTCAAACACGATGCCGTAACGGCGGGTAGCTGCGCCGAGCTGGAAGCTGCTGATGTCCTTGATTTTCTTGGTGATTGCCATTGTCTTGTCCTCGGTTCTCAGTTTGGATTTTTACTACTCTCTCACTGTCTAAATACTACTAAACTAGACCCGAAGAGTCAACAAAAATCGACACGACGTTGCTATAGGGGCTGCTCTGCGATGCGCAACGGAAGGGGACATGCTCCGGCAGTTGAGGGGCGGCGAGGGCGAGGGCGAGTAGGGCGAGGTGGATCATTCTGGCTCCTTCATTTGAGATTCTGCAGCTTGGCCGATGGCGTCGACGAAGACCCGCGCCTCGTCGGTCTTGGGGAGGACGAGGATCGTCCACGACATGAGCTGGAACGCCACGACCATCCGCAAACCATTCCAGATCCTCCGCAGGGATTCGCGGATCGGGGTCGGCGGCCGCTGATTGAGGAGGATCACAACCGCTCCCCGCGAATGGCGAGACCACGGCGTCGAGCCTCAGTTAGCTCTTGAAATTGCGCCACCGCGTCCGCCGCTTTATTCACATCTGGATGGAGGGTGCGGGCAAGTTTACGGAATGCGCCCTCGATCTCCTCGATGCTGGCAGAAGCTGGTATATCCAGCACCTTCCACCATGCCCGCCGAGCACCAGTCTCCAACTGCATGAATCCTTTGAACGCTCGCTCCAGCATCTCCGACGCTCCCCAGCGCTCGATCCCGCGCAGAGCTTCGATCGTCTTGCCGATGGCCTGAAGGTTCTCCGCGATGGTATCGAAGCGGTCGCTGGCGAACACCACCTGCTTCTCGTTTCGCGTGAAGTAGACTGCGACGCCAGCGTCGACCGGGTCGCGATCCATCCGCATCGTGCCGTCCTGCTTCAGTGGCACATTGCTGGATATCACCATGGCCTTGCCGCCCATACGACGAACCTCGGCTTCTACGAACTTATGAGCCTTGGAAGTGGTCGTAGAGAAGTTCGACTCTCCGGGGTTTGCAGTACGCGGCCAACCTTCCGGCCATTCCAGGGGATAGGCGCTTACGCTCATCGCGCCCCCAGCAGCATTCCGCCCTTGCGAGGCAAGAGCGAGCGCTTCACAGGGATACGAAGGCGGCATCCAGCGATGACGACATCCGCCCAGCTTCCGCGGTAGAGCGCGATGCTTTCGGCTTCGACTTCGGTGGTGGTGCGTTCGTCGATCACGACGGCGCGAGCGCGGCGGCCGCTGGCTGTCGGGCTGACGAGGGCGTGATACCGGGGAAGTGTTTCTACGATCTTGAGACGTGCCATAAAACCTCCAGCGCGGGCTGCTTCTCTTTCCTCACAAGGCCCGAAGGCTGCGGAGAACGTTGACATTTGACGCCGTTCCAGACGGTCGCACCCGCTGAAGTGGCGGGAGCGAGCGAGGCAAATCACCCGCTCCCGTGGATTACTCGTCGCTGCCAGCAGCAGCTTCCTTGCCGGACTTCTTCGCAGCCTTCGCCGTCTTCTCCGCAGGAGCGTCCTGCAAATCGAGCGTGCCCTGAACCTCGTGAGCGCGAAGGAAGATCGAGCCCTTGAGGTTCTGCAGCGCCCAGCCTACGATCGCCTGCCCGACCGGCCCTTCAGCGCGGACGGTCGTCGAGAAGGTGAGGTACAGCTCCTTGACGGAGCCCTCCTGCTCGGTGGGGCGGAAGACCTGCAGCCCGGTGAGGCCACACGAGGGGAAGGTCTGATCGGGAACCGTGTGCCCGGGCGTCATGTACGCTTCGAGCGTGGCAAAGAACTCCGAGCTGACCTTGGCCTGAGTGATGCCGTTATTGTGGTCGCCGATGACCTTAGCTGCGGACTTCACGCACTTCGGGCAGAGCTCGAGGGTTTCGGGAGTGAGCGGAACTTCAAAGTCCAGGCGAAGGCGGGTCTCACCCTCGCTGTTCTTCTTCGGGCCCCAGTTGGCGAGGGTCACTGGGATCGGTTCGGGGGAGTTTTGCAAGAAGCGTTCTTGTGCCATCGGTGTTCCTTTTTGCCATGGGCTGCACGGCGTTTATAGCCCCGCACTCTCCACAGTCGATCACGGCGGAGCCGGTCTCCAGAAGGGCGGTTTCATTTTTCAGTGAATCGGCGCGGACGCCACAGGCTGGGCAAAACACTTACTGAAACCTCCGCGAGTACGTTTGACGCTAGCAGCTAGTTAGTAGTAAGTCAATCCGTCAGGCGCGGAAATCTTCCAGTCCGGGGAGGAAAAGTCCGGCACAACTCAAGAAGCCAGGCGGGCACTTCGGGTGGAGGCAGCAGCGATGACAAACCCAGCGCCTCGGGTCCGCCCCCCGGTCGATCTCCCAGATGGTCTCGCCCTCGAAAATGGCATCGCCGCACCTCGGGCAGTCACCCCAGAAGACCGGCTCCGGCCTGGGCGGCGGAACCCACTCCGGCTGAGGCTTGAGCGGGCACTCGTCCATGTGCTTCTGCACGCCCTTGAGGGTTTTCCACTTCGGCTCCGGCCAGAGGTTGTCGTCCGAGAGCGGCGGGTGGCAGCGGTAGCCGCAGCGATAGCGGCCCTTGGCGTCAGGACCGAGGGGTTGCACGCGGCCACGCTCCGACCATCCAGTACATCTTTGACGGCTCCCACCACCACTCGCCACTGTGAACCCAGATGCCCAGCGTGAGGACAAGGGCGATGAGGTGGAAGGGCGCGGCGATGAGTGAGATGCCCACGCCGAAGATAATCCAAAGAACACGGCGGAAGAAAAGACTAGCTGTCAAAATAGGCCTCCCTTGACCTTCGGTTTTCCGCCTTTACTCTGGCGCTTCCACATCAACTTGGCCCCTTCCCCGCCCGTCGCCAGGCGGGAGAAGACGTCATTCTGATCCCACGGCTCTAGATTCTCCACCATGAACGCGACCAGCTTCCGGAAGCCCTTCGCGCTCATCTTCCCCTTCCTCAAATTACAAGAGGCGCACGCCGGCACGAGGTTGGTGAGCGCGGCGAGGATCTGAACGTGTAAGCCGGTCTTGCCCCAGGCGAGGGGTTCTTCATGGTCCGGCACGAGGGTCGCGACGGTGAGCAGGGCGTTGCAGTAGGAGCATTTCACCAGCCCCTCCTTCGTGCCCAGCACCCACAGCAGCCAGCCACGGAACTCGGCCAGGCTGAACGGTAGACCACCCGACTCCTTGATGCGCTTGCGGTTCGCCATGCTGCCATAGAGAACCCGTGAGCGAGCATCGAAGATCGCGTCGATCTGGGGCTTGAGGGCTGCGCTCTTGCGTCCGCGCGTCACTTCTTGAACCCTCTGGCGATGGCGAACGCCTTCTGCTTCGCCAAAACGCTAGCCTGATCCTTCACGGCCTCAGCATAGTGATCCCGACAATAGCCGGTCTTGCACACTTGATGGAGGGCGACCTTGCCGCAATGACACTTCATTCTGCCCTCGCTGGCTGCTGGATCCGAAGGTCCTCGGGGAAGTTCTCGATGTCTGCGAAGCCGGTCGTCATATCGAGCTGGGAGAGCTGCTTCTGAAAGAACGGGACGTCTGCATAGGCCGCCTGATCGCGGATAAACCGGAAGAAGTGGTGCGGTGTCGGACGAATCTTACTCAAGGGGCCACTCTCTCCGCCCACCACGATCCACGAGATCGGCCCTTCGATGGGCTGGTCGTCGATCGTCAGATGAAGGAAATCGTGAATCCCGCCGCCGCAATCCTCGCACCGACCAGACTTCGCGTCGAAGCTGAATTTGTGTGGCATCCACGGCCCCAGATTCACCGCCTCAAGTAGAGGCTCCATCGACAGCCAGCGCATGTGAACCGGCCAGAGGATGATGATGGGCATGCGGAGGTCAGCGTGGCGCTGGGTTCCAATGCTCGCGCCCCAATGAACGTGCTTCATCCGCCCCACAAGCTCCCTCCGCGCCGGGGAGCTGGTCATGTACTCCAGCGCCCGCCCGACGCGCTTGGTGAGAACCTGATAGATGTGCCAATCGGCCTTCGCCATCACATACATAATCTGGTCGACCATGTCGAAGTCCAGCTTCTCGTGGAACAAGTCGCTCATTGAATTTACAAAGATCCG